ATCTACAAGGACCAATAGAAGGATTATCTACGTCGTGTTATTTTTTTAGTATAAGATAACTATCTATTTGAACTTTACTTCTTTCTGATGAAGGAAAACTCAACCAAACGTTACCATCTTCAGCAAAATAAAATCTATCTAAAGCTAGGTTGTAGTATTCGTTAGATGTATCTTTAATAAAATACTTATAATGCGTTACCCAGCTAGGCATATTTTGTACAGGCGGTACGGTGGCTATAAATTTGCTAACACCAACAGCTGCATCTTTATCTATGCTTATAGTAGCGTTTGCATCCGAAAAAACCGGTGTTTGTCTTCCGTAAGCGTCTTGAAACACGATACCTAGTTGATATTTTCTTATAGACTTTACGCTTTGTATTGGTTCTCTAAACGTATCAGATTCTTCATTTAAACCAGTGTGATTGTTTGTAGCTAAACTTAAAATAAGACCAACTTTTGGAACATTATAATTTTGTATATAGTTAGCGTATATAAGTCTATTAGCTGAAACCTCTTGAGCTTTAGCTTTTCTTGGAACGTTATCCCAAGGTCTGAGTAGTTGGTTAGCTTCTACAGCAGCTCCAATTAATTCATTTTTAATAGTAAAGCTAGTTTTAGTTCTATCCTTTAAGGTATCTACTACATACACAGTGTTACTGTTAGAAGCTTTATAAAGTACATCTAGTTCAACAACTTCTGTGCTGCCCCAGTATAAATTGTTTATGGTTAAAGATCTTAGATTATTTCTCATACCTAAGTTATAACCGTCTGATGATAGATATTCAAATTGACCACCTATAAATGCTGGTCCTGAAAAAGGTGAAAAAGTAGAGTACTCACCGTTTTCATATTTCCATCTGTACGAAAATCTAGGGAAGCTAAACTCAAACATAGGATCTTTTTCTTCTAGTAAAACTTCCCATGTTATTAACTCGCTTTGATCTGATCCAAACCTTAATATTTTACTAGGTATAGACTGAATCTTACATCTTAAGTTAGCTCCATTAACTTGATCTATTTCTAGTCTTATAGTGTACTCATCTTCATTGTTGTAGTCATTTATATAACTTCCACTAAGAACTATAACATCTCCAACTTCATAGCCAGTTGGTACTGCTGATACAACTATGTTTACAAACTCCATATTAGTTGGAAACGCTCCACCGGTACCTAAAGCTTCTTGATATTCTTGAAACGTTGGTAGTGGCTTGTACTCCGCTGGTGAGTTACCAGTAGCGGCTTCTGTTATGTACGTGAAGTTGTAGTAGTTGTTAAAGGAATAAGCTGTAGTAATGGGATCAGTACCTGTTCCAGGCCCGTTTACAAGAGAAGCTGACATTACTAAACCTGGTTCGTCTAGTGGAGATTTTTTAATAACAGTAATATCCTCTTCCGCAGCATCTGCGCCTGAAGCATTGTAAACATAAGTTCTGTTATTAACATTGTAAGTTGGTATCTTACTATGCACGAGGAAACTTGGTGTTCCACCGTTTGAAGAACCTTCTTTAAACTTTTTAATGTTTACTTTCTTAGGTTCGTTAATGTTGTCTGTAAAGAATAACAAGTCGTCTATTATGTTTGCACCTGTTATTAAGTTGTTTTTAGTGAAGTTTAATATACCCTTAGTATCAACAAACACTGGCGTTACATCTCCAGTTTTTTGATTAAACTCAGCTATAACGCTAACGCTAGATCTAGTCGTGCCTTTAGCGGTAGCGATAAACCAATATATACACTCTGTAGGCTCATGTCTAACAGAACCTATACAAACTGGATCGTTTAGGGAATTAATGTAATCAGAAGACCAATTACCAGAGGAAGCAGGAGAACCTTTAAGTTCTATGTTACCTTTTAAGTTTTGCAAAGCACCAACGTTGCTAGATTCAGAAGTAGCTACAGTTACATTTAGAGCATCTCTATATTGACCATTTGGAACCATTCTTTCATCAAGATCATGATTCATCTTCCCCTGAGTAAAGTTATGAATAAATTCTGGCATATTTTAGTGTTTTATTATCTTAGATTTACCTCTCATTACTTGAGCAAGTTCCTCTGATTTTAAATTTGATAATCTTAATTTAGCTTGTCGTGTTGCTGCAAACTTTTCTTTCTTAAATCTTAATACTAAATACTCTTGAGTATTAGCTCTTGTAGCTAATATAGCGTGAGCTATGTGTTTGTATAAAGCTTCTTCAGCAAACTTGTGAACAACCATTTCGTTGTCTGTACCTAGAGAATCACTTATGTATTTTAAAGTTATTATTTTACCTGCTAAGCTAGAGTCAAAAAATATTCTACCTCTTAAATTGTCTATATAATAAACACCATTGCTATTAGCTAATTCAGGTTCTAGTCCATATCTACCACCTTGAGTGCTTCTGTATCTTTCAAACTCATCTAAGTTATCTTGATTAGTGTTGTTTCTATTTGTTGAGTCTTTAAATTTATCCCAAGTTTCAGAATTAGCTGCGGCTAACAAAGTTCCGTCTGTATCAAAACTATAATCGTAATTACTATCTTGTATCAACGCTTCAGGATTACTAGTTTTTCTAGTAGGCATTATTATTCTTTCTATACCATCATTATCTAACCATGATAATTTTACATAGTTAACAAAATCATGAGGTAATTTCATAGATAGAGAAGGTGGTACTTCAATCTCTTGAGACTTAAAAGATTTTAAAGTATCATAACTAAGCTCAGCCAAACCTCTTTGAGCGTGAAAAGCGATATCTGTTCTTCTTACTTTAGATATTATTTTATCTTCACCTACGTAAGATATTATAAAGTTGTTTATTATATTCTCTAAAGAAACATATTGATAGTTACCAAACTGCTCGGTAGCTAAAACCTCCCTAAACAATACAGTCAAACCTGCTAAAGGAGATCCATCAGCAGCTTGCACATTTGTGTTTGGATTTGTGTTATTGAATAATATATCGTAAGAATCGTCAGGAGTAGTGTCACCTGGGTTTGTACCATTATACGAGTAACTATTTTTGTTTATTTCTATGCCGTTTATAAAAACCACTATGTCAACCTGTTGAGTTGGTCTAGTAGCAAACGCAGCTGTAGTTACTGGTCCAACCGTGAGGTTTCCAGCTCCAGCACCTACAAAGCTTTGGCTTTGCTCATAGTAACCTTGTTGTGTTCCGTTGAATAATGGCATATCTTATTGTTTTTCTTGTTGGATTGTTTGCATCTCTTCTTGATTAGCAATTTGGTACATCTGAACTTCTTTTGTAGATAAGCCAGCAAATTCTAATATTTTTTCAACCAAAGCTATTTCTTCAGACTGATGTAACTGAAAATCAGTGCTACCAGTAGCGTTATAAAGTGCTTCACCATAAACCATAACGTAGTTCCAGTTTGGAGGTGTTGGCTTAGATATTATGTCACACGTTACATCGGCTATTATTGTAGCCGGGTAAAGCTGTATCGTTGATTCACTAGTTCTAGTATACGCTGGTCTGATTAAGTTTGGAGTTGTCAGTGGAGACATTTGAAGTATCTGTATGTCTTTTTTGTTTAGCTTTTCAACTATTCTAGCTACACCGTTAGTGGTATGCATAACATTACCTAACCTATAGTTGGTTGGCAAAGTACCTATACCCGTGTTAGCCATAGTAACATTCACTGGAGGTGCTTCGAATACACTTAATTTTTCTTCAAGTATATCTAGCATGTCTGAATATTCTGTACTGTTACCGTGCAGTCTACCAAATTGGTTTATATCATAGAAATATTGCTCGAATATATCTAATTGAGCTTGTTCTGCAAATAAATTAAACTCTTGAGGCGTAACGTACCCACGTTGCTCTTTGTTTAATGTACTCAAAACAGTTTGGTAAACAGTATCTACACTTACAGCCATAATTAATAAGGGAATTTTTTATTTAAATATTCTTTTCTTTTGTCACAACCACAGTCTTTTCCAGTGGCTTTGCTTATTTTTTCAACTACTTTTTTTATTCCTGTAGCTTTTGTAATAGCCTCAACAGTATCACCGAAGCCTTTTTGTTTCGTGTTAAAAGCCATATTTTATTTTTAAGTAAATGCAACCGCCCGAAGGCGGTTACTTTACATTTTTATTTTACTTTTTTAGCAAACTGCTTATAGACTTCCATTCCTTGATCAGTCTTAAACCAAGCAGCTAAAGCATTATATGGATGTTCGTCATAAGGAACAGCACATAGCTTCTTACCATTAGGATATGAAAATATCCTTTGATCTGCTGATAATTTTATAAGGTTTTGTTCAACCGCCTTAGCCCCAAAGTTTCTTAATTCAACATTTTCATCATTAGCTAACTGTAGAAACATTCCTGGGTTTCTTCTAGCCATTAGTAAAACGTCTCTTTTTACTTCTTTGCTTGTTAATTCGTTAACATCACTACCTATTTGAGCTCTTAATATAGCTTCTGCCGCGTCAACATCTAATGCTTTAGCAGCTAATAAAGCTTCTATTTCGTACTCCATGTAAGCTAGATCATCTTGAGCCTCTTCAATTTTATCGTATTCTGAATAAATACTACCTTTTAATGGGTGATAAATTGATAATAGTTTCTGTAAGCATTGCTCTTCTTTTGGTACAAACAACTTACCGTTTCTCATTATGATTCTACCTAATGTAGCTTCACCTTCTTGTTCGTCTACTAAAGGACTAGCCATATTAGTAGCATACTTAAGTTCTCTTTGATATCCAAGTTTTTCATCAAAATACAACAATGGTCTTTTAGACGAGTGCTTTGATGGTATTGTATATACTAGAGGTTTGTTTTTGGCTTCCATTGTATAAAGCCTATCTTTTATTTCCCAGTTCATACCTAAAGGTATGCCTAGTGATTTTTTTGTTTTTACTTTTTCCATGATATAATATAATTAAATAGTTTATAAGGGTAATAGTTACCCCCGTAGTTACAACGAGGGTAAGAATTACCTGTGTTATGTTATACTTTTTTAAGTAGAACAAAGTTATTAGCAGCTTGTACACATAAACATCTTTCTGATAAGAAGTTTACAGTCATGCTATCTAAGTCGGAAGTAAAGTTTCCACCAACAGATCCAGTGATCCAAGACTTCATTTTTCTGTCATCTGCTTCAGAAGCTCTGTAACGGATGTGTAAGAAAGGTCTTGAGATATTTTTACCTAATGATTGGTCGTATACTGTACTTGTTCCTGCAGGTACCATGATACCTTCTACGTCAGCGATTAATCCACGAGTAGTAGCATCGTTTAAGTATTTCCAGTCAGATTTGTAGAAATCGTAAGATCCACGTCTGAAACCAGAGAAACCTAAATTTAAAGCCATATCCTCAGAATTATCGAATACACCGTAAGATGTACCTCCAGCTCCGTAAGAATTTTGATTAGCTAACATTTTATCGATAGATAAGTTAGTAGCTCTATCTAAGAACATCATGTTCTCTTCGATAGCTCCTTGCTTGTCTAATTCTTGTAAGATGTTATCAAATTCTTGAATACCACTTGCAGGTACAGCGTTTCCAAAGTCTTGGTTGTTATAAACCAATCCTCTAGATTCAACAGCAGCAAATAAACCTTCAGATCCACCGAAAGATCCAGAAAGACCAGATCCAGCTACAGTTTTCTCAGCTTCAATCATTGCCATTTCTAATTTGTCTTCAAATCTAATTCTTGTTTCAGATTCAGACTTTAAGTACCATAAATAACCAGAAGCACCAGCTTCAGTAGCTACTTCAACCCAACCGATTTGAGCAGTATCAGATCCTGAGATAGAATACTTACCTTTTAATATGATTGGCTTGTTAGTAAATTTAGTGAAAGGAGAGTCTACAGATTGTTGTAGCGAGTTATCAGTTCCTTTTGCATACTCAGAACCAAAGATGAATAGTTTTACCGCAGCAGCAGTAAACCCAGCATTTCCAGCACCAGCCGCTTGGATAGCAGCGTAGTCGTAAGCAGATACCGTAAGTACAACTCCCGCTACACCTTGTACTCTTGCTTTTACTGTTTTATTTCCTTGAGAAACTACTAATGTATCTCCTACAGAATATAAAGCAGCTTGTTGAGCAGCAGTTAATCCGTCACCGTTTCCAGCAGGATCAGTTACTAATGTAATCGCATCACTTGTTGCGTTTACGTTTGCGATTGTAGCGTTGTTAGATGCTACATGGATTCTACCTTGTTCAGACCACACAACTTCGTCAGAAGCCATAGGCATTTCAGCTCCTACCATTCTTAAGAAACCAGAGATAGTACGGTTACCGTATCTTTCTACTTCTTTCTCATATACTTCTGGTAAGAATTGTTTTGCAAAGTTAAAATCATTGTCAGCAATTGACAAATAGTTGTTGTCATATGCAAGTTTGTTTGGGCGAGGTACCACGTGTGATAACTCAGCGCCAGTTCCAGCTAAAGCCATAATTTTTAATTTTTAAGTTTTGTTAATTTATTTTCGTTTTTTAAATCCCCACTTAACTGACTGACCATCTGCATCGACAGATCTATATGTTGTACCTTGTTGAGGTGCAGCACTTTGACCTTTCCTAGGATCCATACTAATGTTTTTCGTAGCAGCAATACTTTGCTTCATGGCATCAGCTTTTCCTTGTTCGTAAAAATGGTTTGCAATTGCGTCAGGATTCATTGCGGTGAATAAAGATTTATGATAACCAGTAGCATCTTGCATCTCGTTGTTTTTATTAAGAAACTTCTTAACAAAATTATTGATGTTGCTTTGGCTGTCTTTTACTTCATTCGGGTTTTTAACATTAAACCTATACCTCTTGTCTCCGACTTTGTATTCAAAACCTTTGAAATCGTCATTAAAAACTTGGTTAGTTTTATTGTTGAAAGTTTGAGTTTGCTTTTCAGCAACCTCTTTGTCTTTGTTATATCTATTGAAAAAATCTACAGCTTTTTGTTGTTCAGGCGCTAACCTTGAACCAGCTTTAATCTCTTCATAGTATTTTGTTTTTAAACCGTTTAGATGATTCTTAGCATTTGCTAATTCTTCTTTTCTAGCTAGTTTTTTTCTTTTAATATCTCTTTCATCTTCCATATCCTCTTCAATAGCAAATTTATCTTCTATTAAAAAGTTTATCTCAGATGGATCTAAGTGAGGTCTTGTATTTTGGTAGTACTCAACCAATAACTGCTCTTCATTTAAAGCATCCACATCTTGATTAAGCTTTACGTAGTCTTCTAAACTACCACCTGTTTCATTTACAAAATCTACAACCTTTTGAATATTATCTGGTAACTCAATACCAGTTTGTTTTTGCTCTTCAATAGCTTCAACTATATCCTCTTGTAAATCCTCTACTTTTTCTTGAATAACCTCTTGTGTTATTTCTTCTAAAACAACAGGTTCTTCATTTACTGGTTGTTCAGCTACAGCTTCTTCAACCTTTTCTTCTTTGACATCTTGCTTTGCAACCTCACCTTTAACTGGTTTAGTCACTAGTTTGTCAAAATCTATTTTGTGCGTACCGTCTTCTTTAACGGTAACTTCAGGTACTAGATCACCTTTTTCAGTCTCTTCAACTTGTGGTTTTATTTCCTCCACAGCTTGTTCGACTACTTTTTCTTCTTTAGCCATAATAAAATATTATAAAATTATAAAATTAATTACATAGGTCCAAACTGACCCATGTCAAAACCACTCATGTTGTCATTACCTACAGATTCAAAATCTTTAGGTGATGAGTCATTTTTTCTTTGATCTATCAACTCGCTTTGTTGAGTTGCTTGTATTTTTGTTCTTTCGTCTTTACGATCTTCTTTGTAAGCCTCTTTGTTTTTATCACCGTCAACCTCAATACCTTTTAGCTTCATGTTAAATTCAAACTCTAAAGTCATTAGATCTTTTTTCAACATAGCTTCTTGTTGCATCTGTTGAGATTTCATCTGACTTTTTAATTGCTCCATTTGTGATTGAATTTGAAAAAGAGCTTGAGATTTTTGTACTTCAGCTTGAGCTGCAACTTGCTGAGCCTGAGCATTTGCTTGAGCTTGAGCCTGCATATTCTCTTGTTGTATCTGTTGATCTCTGTCTTGTTTCTTTTTTCTTCTTTGCTTTAATAGTTGGTTTGCTAGCTTTATGTTTTTTATCTCTCTAAGATCTATAGCGTCTTCTAAATCTATTAAACCACCTGCAACAGCTGCTTGTATGTTGTTTTCTAAAACAGCTTTTTCTTCATCATCAGGTGTTAGCTCTATAAATATACCAAAGTCATGTAAATACAAATTAGATATATCTTCTAAAATACCAACGTTTTGATTTCCTATTTTCTGTATAAAAGCTTCTCTAGTAGGAGAAAACTCTAATATGTCAGATATTCTAAGTGATAAACCTTCAGCTAGCTCTTGAGTTAAAGATACACCTGATTCAAGTATATGCCTTGTAGCTGTGTTTGAGTTCGCAGCTGCTAATTTCTGAACACCTACCAAAGCTCTACTGTCTGGCATGCTACCATCTCTAGCTTCATTTAGACCCGTCACGTCTCTTATCATTTGCATGTAATAGTTGTAGTTGGTTATTAAGCTTTGTATCTTTTGACCGCCACTACTGCTATTTATTTCTTGAATAGGCACTTTACCTGGATTCATATCTCCCTCAGAAGTAAAAGACCTACCTATTATAGATCCCGTCTGAAAGAACATATTTAACGCTTCTTGAGGATTATAATTCGTGCCATTACCTAAATCAACTTCAGCTAATCCATCTGCATCTAAATAAACACCATCAGGAACCATCCTAGACATAACTTGTTGCAGTTTTAAGTGCGTTAGTTGAATCATATCTGCAAAACCTGTTATTCTTTTTACTAAAGAATCTATCCTACCTTTGTACATTCTAGGAGCGTTAATAGCGTAGTTCATTTTAACTTTGCTATAATCACTCTTAGGTCTCATCATGTTTTTAGCCATCTCCCATCTTAAAAGATAGTCAGTGCCTAAAATTAAACAACCTTCATATAAAACTTCTAATGATCTTGATATTTTACCAAAATTACCTGTCATTTCATTTATAGGTGGATCAAAAGTGTCATCTCTTAATATTATCTTTTCACCACCAGTAGCTGTTTCTTTAACTTTGTAAACCTCATTCATATAGGTTTTATAGTTAAAATATAAGACTTGTATCTGATTTTTGTCATCAGAGTTAGATGAGTTGTATCTACTAGTTGAATAAGAGTTTTGATGTATACCTTGACTTTGTATCGCCTTTAGGTCTTCGTCTGTTAGATCTGGAAACTCTTTCTTTAGTTCATTTATAGGTATTGTTTTTATTTCACCTACATAGTATATGTCTTGAAAATCAGGATCCTCTGTATATGAATAAACAATATTAGCTGGATCAACGTATTCAACTTTAACTCCTTCAGATTTTGTAAAAGTATTTTTAACACAACCTATTCCTATAGTTGCTAGATCATAATTAACTCTTCTTTTAGTAAGGTCATATCTATTACCTTTTAGCAAAACGTTTATAGCTTGCTCTTCAGCTAGCTCTATACCTTGCTTGTAACTAAGCTTCATGTGTAGATCAAGCTCTTCTTGTGAATTAGGTAAAAGTTCTGGAGGTGATTCAAATAAAGATATACCAAAAGCTTCTTGAGCAAAAAGATTTAAATCCTTTGTCTTCATATCTCTCAATATAGACTCCATGTATTTAGTTCTTTTTTCTATACCATAAGGATCTTGAGAGTAACATTTTATATCAAAAGATCTTTCTGATATACCATTAACAACTATGTCAACAAATTTAGGCACAATAGGTACTGGTTTCCAGTCTAAGTTTAAATAGCTTAAGTCACCGTTTATTGATAACTCATCTTTATACTTCTGTATAGGTTGTTCACCTCTAGCGTATAATCTTAGTTTGTGAAACTCAGCTTGATGCTGATTGTATCTTTGATTAGACGTAGATCCGTCAAACCATTCGTACTCTATAGCTTTACCCACTTGTAAACCATACTCAGCACTTAACTTCTCTGCGTCAGGTACAACTTGACTCGGAAAATAACCTTTTACAACTGACTCAGCCATATTAATTTTCTATTAGTTTTGAACGCATACCTGATTGTCCGTATTTAGCTATGCTTAAGTTTAATTTTTCTTTTTTCATAATTGGATTTGCTCTGTACAAATGTCTATTACAAGCCATAACAGCTAGTCCTGAACTAATAGCCGCATCAAACTTTGTACGATTATTAATATCAAACTTTGCCCAGTCTTGTAATGTTTCGTTAAAATAACATGTTCCGTATGTATTATCAGACTTTAATCCAACATGATCTTGTATATACATTTCAATAGCAGCGGCGTGTGCTTGCTTTATATCTTCACTTGAGTTTGGTATTCCACCTACTTCTTTTTCAGCAGTAGACAACTTATTCCAAACTTTATCAGGTCTGTTCATAGAATATCCTCTATAACCACGTCTTCTTAAATAATACAATAAACGAGGTTTATTATTCTCTGCTAATAATGGCATCCCGTAAAAAACTAAAGCCATTAGAACGTCCTCAAAGAATATCTCAGCTGTCTGAGGCCTAGCTACATACTCTAAAAAAAATTGATTTGGAGGACAATCCTCCATACTAAATTTAGTTAAACCATGTAAAGCTCCGTTTGAGCCTTTACCATCAACAGTTCCTGATATATCATAACTATCACAACCAAACGCACCCATGTGTTCATTACCTGGGTATTTCATACCGTTTTTAACAACTGTAAAGTTTTGCTTGTTAGATGGCGGTACCCAACTGACTTTGAATCTTCCTGCTGGATTTGGGTAAAACATTACTTTTGAATCTTTTACACCATTAACCCATTGAAAGCTACCTATTGTTATTTGAGAATCATTATTTAAATCCTCATTAAAATCTATTTGTTCGTATATTTTTGCTAAATTAAATATACTGTTTTTAGTTTCATCTCTGAAAGCGTGTTCTTCAGTTCTAGGAAATTGTCTGTAAAACTCGTTTAAAGCATCACCATCGTTTTTTAAACCATCAACTTCGTTTTGCCAATGCTCTAATATACCTGTGTCTATTATTTCGCCATAAGGTCCAACACTTTCTTGTTGTGGTGTGTCGAATACAGGTAAGCCATAAGAATCAATGAATCCTTCGTAGTTCCATTCCATAGGTATGAACAAACTATAGAGTCCTGAGCTTGTCTGCCCATTGCGGTTTCTTTTTGTAACATCTGAATTGTTATATAATTTCTTAAAGTTATCACCTCCTTTATCTAAAGCGTTTGATGTTGATCCCATCATACACTTACCAATAATTCTAGATCCTAACCTTAATGTTGTTTTCGTAACCCTCCAGTTGTTGAGGATGTTGTTCGGCCTTTCCCACTTCCCTGATTCATCGTGGACGAGGAGTTTAAGTTTCTCCCCATCATAGGAGTTGTCGCCGGTGTTCTTCCAATCGATGGTGGTGTCAAGACCTGATAACGTTTCTGTTTCGTTGTTCTTAGTGGTTTTAACAATCGACCTTCTTGTGAGTTTACTTGCAGGGACTCTATACGCGAGCTCGGTCTTTGGCCTATCCATACCGTCCTGAATCGGCTTGAAAAAGAAGGGATAGTTGACGGAAATTGGTACCACCTTATCTGTGAACATCTTCTTAGCATCGGGACCAGATTTGGACAATATTCCAAACCGTGAATCCGTTGATATTGTAGCAAGGTTGACCGATTCAGCTGAGGACATAAATGAGAAACCTGACCTACGGTTTTTAAGATAACACATTCCATATGACCTGGTATCGGATTTGCATGCCTCCCAAAATATGTAGAATAATCTATTCGCTTCTCTAAAGTCTGGCTGCCCAACATCAATTTTGGACCACTGCAAGTACATATAGTGAGTGCCAGTAATGTAAGTAGGCTTACCTTTGCTAATGAAGCTAAAACCTTCTTCCCTGCGCTTAAACTCTCTATCAATATACTCATACCATTTATCTTTAAAATCTTCAGTATAATCTCTCCAGTCAAAAACTGTTTTAATTTTTTTTAACTCTTTTGGGTACTCAGCAACCTCCCACTTATCCTTACTAAATTTATGTGGGTTACTTATTTTAGGTAGAGCTATTTTGAGGTTTTGTATCTCATATATCTCACCTATCTGACCTGTCTTACTTATAACAACTACATCGTGTTCTTTGTTATAACCATAAGACCATTTTTTAGACTTATTAAGTCTTTTTATAGTGTTTATTTTAATAGGCTCAATGACCTTGTACAGTGTTTGCTTGTACATTACTTAGATCTTCTTTCCGCAAAACCTCCAAAAGCAACTTCATCTACATCTTCTTTTGACTTGTTATTAAGCATGTCCTCTTCTTCTTGTATTCTATTTAATATCTCAAAAGCATCGAATATTGCTAGCTTTTTAGTAGCTGCTGCGTTCTTTAATTTGTCTGCAGATATATCATCATCTGAATCAACAATAGCCTCTTTTGCTACTTTAATTAATTCCTCAACAGCTTTATGTCCAGCTTGGATTATATTCTTTTTCGTTTCCTTGATATTCATATTTAATTGTAATTGCAAAAGTGGGAACTCTATAAAGTCTTTCGCCATCTATAACAAATTCATACTCTGAGTTAGGTCTAAAACCAACTAAAGAGTTTAATTTTATGTCTTGGCTTTTTAATTCTGGATCTATGTACTTTATAACACCCATTAGAGGTGTTTCCTTGTCCATAGAGAGATTATCTTTGTTTTCTAATGGTTTTACAAAGCTATAACCTTTTACTGCGCTCCAGGCGTTGTTTCTTTTATAAGCAAATATTTGATCAGGCATTACAAAGTACATATCTTCTTTGTAAAAAGCCTTTGAGTTTTTCTCTTTATTTCTTATATCTTTCCATCTTCTAAAAACGTTGTGATGTACTATTACTTCGTCACCTTGTCTTATATCTGTACAACCAACTGTAGGTGTTTGCAAAACAATAGCATTTCTACTTACGTTTTGATGAGTAAATATCTCCGTGTTTAATATTAACTCTTTACTACCTATTTTCTTAGTATTGTTGTATCTTTTGTTTTTAGGTTTTACTATAAAGTTTATTACACTCTTCATTAATAATCCAAGTTGTATTCAACAGATATAGCCATGTTTTTGTTAAAGTCTTTCCACGGTAAAACATCTACGCCTTTCTTTATAAATATACAATACTTGTCTTTTTCTTCAAGAATGCAATCAATAACATGTCCTCCGTAAACCTCTTGACCTACGGAGTAATGCATTGAATCGTTCTTATAGTCTTTACCTATACTAATCTTCCTTACTAGGCTCATTTTCTTTTATTTCAGTTATAGAACCATCAGATATATTTACGTTAACTTTACCGTAAACTTCTTCTAGCTTGTCCTGCATTTGCTTTAAATCAGTCGCTTCAATAGAAGCTACTTTATGTAGTAACGCATGCTTTTGAACTTCAATGTCCCCTAGCTGTAGTTTGATTTGATTTATTTCACCAACCAAAGCTTGTAAATCTTGTAATTCTTGTTTTTTAATTTTTTTTGCCATTTTATTATATTTAATTGTTAATCCTATATATACTAATCACTTATTTCTTTTAATTTGTAAACACTAAGCTTCTTGCCATGTAAAATAAAGATCATTATCTACTGGTGTTGCTTTTTTATCTATACCTTCTGATATTCTACTTTGTAGCTCCAATAAGTCTAAAGCAGCTTCTAGCCAACCTACTACAATACGCTCGAAATCTTCAGTGTCAGTGTAAGGTGTAAAATCTTGACCTTCACTGTACTCAAAGCTCTGTATACCACCGATATGATCAGAATAAGTAATACCTTCAACTTCTTTAGATCCTGAATACGTATAATGTACTCTTGTTACTAGGTTCTCTTTGCCTTGTGATTCAACAAGCGCGTTTATTTTGTGAATTTCAAATCTATAATTAATTGCCATTTTTATTTATTTTGCTGGATTAAATCTATAAGTTGATTTGTCTATTACAACTTCTAATTGTCCTGATTTTTCATTAAATGTTATAGATTCTACTCCGCTTAAGTGACTATTACCAGCAGCTCCCGTTGAGCCCTTTGCTCCAGCAGGTCCTTGTGGACCAG